GCGTATTCGGGCTGTAAATGCCTCATGGCTTCCTGCTGCATCCGCTCGGCCTCTTTGCGTTCGTTCTCTCGGATCGTCTGAACTACTGGCTGCTTCAGTTGGTCGTACTTGGTGAAGCAATCGACAAACTGCGCCAACTTTAGGCGTTCGTAGTACGGTCCAAAGCTTTCCTTTGCCATCATGTACAGGCACAGGCGCCAATCTTCAAGCGTAAACGTTGGAAACTGCTGAACCAGCTCGTTCACCGTCATTGCAATGTGTTCGGGTTCTGTTAGTGTCTTGTTTGCGTCGATAAACTTGACGCAGCGGCCTAGCATACCGATCAGCGCGGCCCGTGTTGGTGCTTCGTCGCAGACTAATGCCGTGCGCACGTTCGTGCCTTTAAAGCACGTTTCCACCGTCAGGCGCGATACGTCCAGTTCTTGCAAATTCTGCAAGCTTTTCGCGGTTGACATCTCTTTCAAGGTTATCCGCTCGCCGCTTGTTAGCTCTCCCGCCTTTGGGTGAGTTAAATACCAAGCCTTTCCATCCGTTTGCAATTGCTGTATGAATTGCGTTGATTGCGTCGTTTTCGTTGGTGTGTTCATTTTGTAGTTTGATTAATGCCCGTTGTTCGCTTTTGGGCGATTTGTAAGTAAATCGGTGATCCGTCTTTTTATATTCTAGCCACTCAGACCATGCGGCTTCAAAGGCTTCTGTTTGCCATGGAAGAACCACAGGCAAAATTTCTTCCTTGTTTTGTAGTGTTTTAGTAATATGTTTTGTAAGTTGATTAGTACGTGTCCGTTTGCGCCCACCCCCCTGTCCGTTAGCACCCACCCCCCTGTCCGTTTGCGCCCACCCTAAAGTCCGTTTGTGCCCACCCTGTCCGTTTGCAACCACCCCCCTTTTGAGGTGGCCGCTTTGGATCAGTCGGTATATAATCTTTCGGGTACGGTCTTCGCTTATGCCGAGCGCCTCGGCTAGTTTGGCGTTGGTCATAAAGCACGCCTTGCCATTTTCCGCAAAGCTGGCAACCTCAGCCAATAGAATACGATCCATCGGCGCGAGGTCAAGCCCCCAAATCTCCAGCGGTATCCAAATGCCTGTGCGCTTCATTTTAGCTCGTCAATTGGGCGTAAATCACGCAGCTCAATTTTAAACGCGTCGGCTGGCTCTGTGTAATATTTGCCGTCTTTATCACCTTTGCGCACTTGGTAAAACCGTTCATTATACAGGCCGCGATCAATCCACCCAAGCAAGTAAGCGCCGTGCATTAACTTTTTTGGGTTGTCTGCGCGTTTCATTACCTGCATAAACAAATACACGTCACAAAGCTGATCCGCATTTGATGCATAAACACAAGCCGCAAAATTCGGATCGGGTAGTCTGTTCCGCACCTTTGTTTTTACTTCTATGCGTTTGCCATTGCGCTCTAAATCATACTCATAATCGTCAATGTTTACCGCCTTTAGGTACTTCATTGCTGCGACCTGACCAACGTAACCAGCATACTTACTGAGTTCATTGTTGCCTGTATGATTGTTTTTCATTTTTGCCTGTATGACGTCCTTGCCTGTTTCGTATGCAAAGGCCATTTCATCGGTTGTAAGCTTTTGCCATATCATTTCGGGCGGTTCTCGTTGATTTGCTCCATGGACGCGGCTACCGCGTCGAATAGCTGCAACGGCTCCACGCCGTCCAGCTGTATGATTTGACCACTGTGCTTCAATATGCCTGACGGGTTACGGAAACAGTAATTTTCTACCGTGCGGCGGGTTACGCCAAGATCATCCGCGCACCTGTCTACCGTCTTGTAATGTTGCTTTATAAACTGTCTCAAATTCATCGTATTCAATGTGAAGTTCATGTTTTATTTGCTTGGTGCGCAGATCCTCGACGTACTTGGCAAAGCTGCCGTAGTTCTCGAACGTGACGCGCGTGTTTTGCTTTGGTAGCTTAACGATATATCGCACCTCAGAAAGGGAAATCTGCGCCATCTTTTGCAGGTTGCTGGGTTGGTGCTGGATTGCCTTCTACTATCTCATACTTCCAAGGCACTAGCGACATAAATACAATCAATGGCGATGTTTCATCCTTTTGCCATTCGCTGCCGCGTACGTTGCACCGTGCTTTGATCGTCTTGCCTTCAGGCAATGCAACGGCTTCATCTACGTCGTCTTTCAGAAACTCCAGCGCCAAGGTCTGCGGATATTTGCCATCTTGGATTTCAACGTGTACTTCGCACTTCCTAAAGCCGCTTTCAAATTCCATCGGTTTGCAAACGCGCTTAATAACTCCCTCAATTATCAATTCCATGTTTTTTATATGATTTAGTGAATTCAGTTTGTGAACAGTTGGGCAAGTCGATTGCACGCAACTGGTTTAATCGTAGCCGCTCGAATATCTCACGCCAGCGGCTTGGCGTTGGGTCTGTGTCTATTATTTCATCTTCTAACCCGTCATCGTCGTCCTTCATCGTGGACGTGCTGAGCAGGTGTAATGCGTAGTCTTTGACATCCTCCACGTGTGCAGATTGGTCAGCCTCTACACTGTCAAAAAATTCGTCAAGGTTCATTCGTCTATTTCATGTTCAGAATAAACGCCTGCGGTGTAGAAGCCTGCGAGTTTCAATATTGCACGCGATAAGGCCCTTTTTTCAGCCATGGCAATCGGGTAAGCGTTTCGGTTATTTGCTTTGCTGCTTTCGCCATACGTCTCCACTTGCCCTATTTCGCATTTTGCGTAGGCTTTAATGCAATATCTCCCCTCCTTTGGGTCTGAGTATTCCGCGACGGTAGAAAAGCGCACTGTGGCCTTTATTTTGGCTTGTAAGTGCTCAACGCCTCGGCGCGTCATAATGACAAAGCCGCGCGGGTCTTTGTGGAAGTGATCAGGCTGCATATCATACTTCTCGGACAGCGCCCGCAGTTCATCGGTGTTGTTCATGACTCGAATTTTAATGGTTTGACGTCGTAATTAATGAAGGGTGCATACCCTGAAGCAAAGCGCAGGCTGCTTAAATTGTTTGAAACGGGCACATCTACCACTACATTAAACTGTTCTTCAATTAGATCCATGACGCGGCTGGCCTTTTCCCTGTGGTTGTTTTGGTCGATGCCTTCGACTGCAACCAGCATATAACAACCCTCGCCCATGCAGCTAATGCCACCCGCTACAATGTAGGGCGCGGCCTCCATGTCTCGCGCTAAGTTCTCAGGATCAAAGCCACCGCGTTGGTGCTTGCCGTCTATGTCAACCTGTACTAGACCGCTGTGCTGCTGAATCGTGTCCTGCCTGCGGCTGTAAAATACACCGTGCGGCATGATCGCAGGGAGCTGCTTCTTGTTGTAGTCGTTGATCATGACGTCAGGCCGTACGTGTTCGAGCCATTCCATTAGATACACGCGCCTCGTTTCGCGATCAAACGCGCCACGGCAGGAGCTTACTTGTATTGTTTCAACGTTCATCGTTCTCGGTTTTGCTTTAGGTGCATTTTCATCTTGTCAATCAAGCGCAGAAACTCGCGTTCCTCGGCTAGGTCTTGCTGCCATTGGTTGAATGACGTCGGGGCTGTTACTTGTACGCTGCTGCGCACGCAAATAGGTTTGTTCATTGGTCTAGTTTTTCGTCTTGGTATTTGTCGTGTTGTTCGTCGGCCTCTTCAAAAAAGTCACGGCCTTCGTCTTCGTCGTCTGCTGGGTAATCGTATCCTTCGCGCCACATCATTTTACTTTATTTGAAAACCATTGCATTGGGTTATTGTACTCTGTTCCTGTCATTATGTTGCGTGCGCTTATTGGTTCAAAACCGTTTCCGCAATCTTCCAAAACAACTAACCAATCTCGATACTTCACAATTGCTTGAGCTGGTTTCAATACGCCTTCCATAACGTATTTACCGCCTTGAATGTAGTCAATTGAAGTTGAATCACCACTTATAACTAACTTGTCGTCAAGGTCTTGAAGTTGTTGGATTGAGTAATTCATGGTAGTGTTGTTTGTTTGTTTGACTGAGTCAAAGATACGCAACTTATTTCGTTACGCAAGCTTTTTCGTAAAAAACTTTGATTTTTTTTTAGCGCACAAAAAAAGGCCACCCCGTTGGGCAGCCCTTTAAATCAACTTGCAAACAAACTAGGAAACAAACCTATTCGGCTAAGTTAGTCATTTTTTCGCGCTTCTCGGCGTTCCTTTCGCCTATCGCTTACGATTGCATTTATTAGCGTGTCTAGCCATCCAAATACTTTGTTATCTGCTTCTGTCGGTGTGAGGTTTACAATCACCTTCACGAATGCCATAAGAGCCAAAACAATCTCGGCCCAATAAGTCTGAATCAATTCACCCATAATGTAAAAATTTAGTGCAAGGTATTAAAGCGGCATCAAACAATTAATAGCCGTATGCCCACCTATGACCACGCCGCAACCGATTGCCTGCTTTTTGTAGTGCTTGGCATATGCAGCCGCGTAGCTATCGCGGTCGATGCCGCACCCCACCTGCATACCAAATATTTTGCTGCGGTTGCCTACCAGCCACTCAACATATGCCTGCGTGTGTATGTGCCCCTGTACCGTGCTCTGCATATCGTTCTTCGCCTTGGTGCGTGCTGTGCCACCTTCCCCGTGAACGTATTGCACGCCGTCGTATTCAATGCGCTCCACCCAATTCCATGCTGTACCCAACACTTCGTTGTAGTCTTTAATCCATTCGCGCGGCACTGATGAGCTGAACGCTTTGCGCATTATTAGCCTGTCATGGTTGCCTATAATGACGTCAGCAATCGGAAACGCCTGCGCCCACTTATCGACGTGCTTTATAGCTTCCTGTAGCTCATACCCTCCACTCATTCCGTTGCCGTCAGTCTCATGGTACGACGCATAATGATTGTCGAGAATATCACCGATTGCAATGACTTGATTGCAGGCAAAGCGGTCGTACGTGTCTAAACAAAACTCAAAATATCCGTCAAGCTCGAACGGACAATGTAAGTCACCTATAACCAAAATACGCCGCTCCTTTGTTCTCAGGTAGTCTAGCGCACGCATCTGCTGGGCGTTTATTCGTGGGCGTATGTCCTTAGTCATATAACCAAACTACATCCGCATCTTTTGCGGGGTGATCGTCCACGTGTATGAAGTCCTTGTGAATGCCAATGCGGTTAAATCCCGCCTCGTAAAGTGCGCCAAGGATATAGCCGCGCGTTCTGCTGTCACTGCATACAATATCAACCGCCAAGCCGTCAAGGTGGGCGCTGTCTTTCTTTCCGCCGCTCGCCCGATTGTGTGCGCTGCATCTCACGCCTGAGCTGATCCGAAACTGTACGCCAGCTTTGTGGCGGGCGTCGTCCAGCATCATTAAAAAATCCATGTCCATTATGTCGATACCAAGGCCCTCAGAATTTGTGCGGCATTTCTTGCACTTGCAGTCAAATTCTTCAAAGCGGAAGTATCTTAGTTCCATAATAGGGCGCAGGCGGCGATCAATATAATTAAATCCGCAACGTCTGCCCTTCCGTACTCGCGAGCCTTATATATGACGTTGACGGTTATGGTTGCTAAGATAATCCAAATCATTTTTGAAGCTTTGCAATCATTAACTCGATTTTGTGGACGCTAGCCAGTAGTTCTTTCATGTCGCTTTTTATCTCGTTGCTGTCTAGTTCCAACTGTATCACGCGGCTTTTGAGGCGTGCCACCGTGCTGTTAAGGTTTACCCATACACCTACCAAACCCGCCACAACTGGCAATACGATTGCAACAATTTCCCACTCCATCACTTCTCTTTTTTCTGTATGATAAACCAATTCGAATTATGGCACAAGATAGTGATGCCGTCATAAGAGCGGTTGAAAGCGTAAGCGCCTGCGCCGTCAATAGTTACACCCGTATCGCTTGAATGCGGCTCAAGCTGTATGTTCTTGTTTGCGCTTATAGTTTCGTCGCTGTGAAATTGTACCGTGCGCCCTTCGTTACCCGTTACGCTTGGCAGATATATGAAGCTCCTGCCGTTCGCTCCTGACCATGTGTTCATGACCATATAATCAACTGCCGTTACTTGGTAGGTAGATGCATCGCTGTTATTTACTGCCGTTACGGGCTGTTGTAGCAAGCGGCGGAATACATTCGGTGCAATGTTGCCAGCATCGGGCGCAAAGGTGTTGCGGATATTGTACACGGGTTCGCTGTCGTCCTGCGGGTCGTGCGTGTCAATCACTTCAGGCTGTGGCACTACTATATCCTCATCATTATCGTCCAGATGCCACGCTTCAAATTCACCTTCAATTGGTCGCGCTATGAAAGACGTTTGAAACGGCAAGTAAAAACCGCCTTCAATTTCTAACGTATTTAACGGGCTGACAAATCGTTTATAATAGCCGCCGCGCTTAATCATCGTGCTATTATTTTGGCCCGCTATAATTTCCTGCACTCCAAGCGAATGTATTGACGTATCTGCTTGCGGGTATAGTATCCCACTCCACTCGTTTATCACTTCACCCTGTCCTATATTATCATAAATGTTTTTATGATTATCAAACGTGCCTGAACCAATCTCGACGCTTGGCTGCTCAACAATTAACTGGCCGCTGTTTCCTGTGTTGGCCTCGTATACTACTTGGTCGCCATTGGTCGCCGCTCCAGTCATGGCATACACGGCAATATTGGAAAGCTTGCCGTAGGCGTTCGCGCCGTTAATATCTGTGATAGGTGCACCACTATGGTCGTTTGCCATTATTGTAGCCGTCACACTTAAACCAGTTTGCTGAGAAGGTAAAACGGGTAAATCCACTAATAAATTCTGATCACCTACAGGCACTTCTAACACATTACTAAAAAAACTCTGTGCTAAAAATATTTGACCTGTGTTCCTGTCGAAATACATTGGATCTGGAGTCAAAGGAATATAAAAGAAACCACTTGAAGCCCATGCAGGGCCACTTATGTTCATGTTGTCAATGCTTACACTGCTTTGGTAGTTTCCGTATTCCGTAGTATCAGGACCAAAAGTAACAGAATTTGCTAAGAAAAGCGTTCCGCACTGAATGCGCAATCTTAAAACTAAACGGCCTAATATATCCTCACCAACTGGAAACGTGCCGCCGCCTGAGTAACTGTGATTGTATCGGAATTGCAAGCGCAGAACTGTGTCAGGTTCATAAACCAAATCATCATCAGTTATTTCCGTGCCAATCAATTCGCTGTAAAGCCCCTGAGAATTTAAGAACTGTGCGAACTGAAACAACACGGGAAAATTGGCGTTAGTTTCCCAAATTCGCTGCACCTTCTGCAATGGCGGCAAGAAAGTAGTCGATCCACCTGCAAGCTTTATAACGTCTTCACCCACTTCTAAGTTTACATCTACCGCCGTGGCGCTTGCGCTTACTGTGCCGCCTTTGGTGACGCTGTAAAAAGATAAATACGTACTGTCCGTAACCGCGCCAATTGGTATGAAGTAAAACACGCCTTCAGCAAAAAACACGCGGCTGTTAAATGTGATCGCCAAATCTTGAAGCACTTTGAATGTATCAAAAAACTCAGGTGTGCCGTTCTCATTTTGATTGTAAAAAGCTGAGTGATTTACCTCTGACTCTATTAGCGCGTTCGTGCTCTGAAAATCTGTTGTAGGGAAAAAATTATTGGCGTATTTGAATAAGACATCTGTGCTGCTGTACACATGGAGCGCCCGCGTTTTAAGTAGGCATTTGTAAATATGCTGCGCTATATTGTCGCGGCCTGTGTATGCCGTGCCGTCGTTCGTGTACAATGTATTAGCAAGGTTGCCCAATTCATCCACCGCGTTAAACGTGTTTTGTATCGGATAAGCTTCATCCATTAGGCTTATCTGCTCAGACAAAAGTACACCCGTCCAAAACAATTCATTCGTAACCTGCCAACCCTTCCAAACTGACACCGTAAATTCTGCATCCTCCGAGTTTGCTAATTGCCCGATAAAATTGGTGTGCTGTTGGGCGTTCTCAATAAGCGTGAAGGTAAGTTCACTGCCTATGATTGGCTGCATTCGGTTTTCATTGTCGCCGCTGTATTGCAGCGTGAAGCCATCAGCGCCAAGATTAAACTCGAACGGCGATACTTGCCAGCCTGCTTGGTGAATGTTCAAACGGTACTCAAGGCCGTTATCATCTTTGAAGTCTGCGTATAGTCGTATCGGGTCCATGGCTTAAAATCCTCTTACTCGGTTACGGTCGATTGCATTGCGCTCACTTGTTAGCAGTATGTCACGGCCTGAGATCTTGCCCGTAACCTGTACAGCTTGGCCGCCCATCATGCTTTGTAATTTACTCAGTGGCGCAATTACCTCAGGGTCTACGCTTGCATTTTGGTTATCTCCTACCATTGCCATGGTTGGGCCGTACGCTAAGCCACCTTGTGCTAGTGCTGGCATATTAACACCAAAAGCACTTCCGACTCCTTTTAAAACACGACCAATGATGCCTTTACCTGCTCCAGCTGCGCCGCCCGTCACTGCTTTAATTGCTAAAATAACTCCCTCAATTATGAGCATTTTAATCACAACTTTTGCAAGCGTTTGTAATAACTGCCTGAACTGTGCTTCAATAGCCTCGGCAAATGTCATTGTACCCGTTTGCATCGTTTGAAATGCTGAACCAATAAAATCCGCCATACCCGTGGCCATTCGTTCGGTTGCATCCTTGACCTTTTGCGCTTTTTCAATTACCGTATCAATTGGAATTTCATCTAAATCATCGTCGTCTAAGTATTCAATATCTACCAGCTGTAAAGTGCCCTGAACTGCTACGCCTGTGCTTGGTGTTGGTGTTACCGTAGCACCTGCACCGCCGCCGCTAATTGCTGACGGTATTAAATTAGTCAAGCCGCCCAATGTACTCAACGCATTTGCTACACTTTCCTTTGTGACTAGCTCCAGTGGTTCGCGTTGCAGTTCTGTGTTAACGGCGTCTGTAAAGTCCTTGGCTGCTTTCGTGCCAAAGTCTGCCATACGATCCGCAGCGTTAGTGAATGCAGCGCTTATTGCGTCGCCTATGTTTGACAGGTCACCGCTGAGGACGGCGCTAATGATTGCGCCAAGGTCCGTGAACGCTCCTATAACGCTATCCACTGCGAACAGGAAAAAATCGAATACAACTTGCACCGTGCCTTTAATCCCGCCAATGATGCCACGCAAAAGGCTGGACTCATTGTAGAGCGTTATAAAGTAATTGATCACGTCGGTGATATACGGCGCAATCTCATCGGCAAAGGTTACGATCGCAATGCCTAAGCCTACGACTGCGGCAATGACCAACCCAATAGGCGAGAGCAAAGCCATGAAGCCCTGTATTATGCTTGGCAGTATTACCAGCAACGGACCGAGTGCCGCCGCAATACCTGCACCCATTACCATGAACCTCTTTACTTCTGGGCTGAGGTTTTGGAAGGTGGCAAGCATATTTTTTAGGCCGTCAATTACAGGCGGCAAAAACTCCATAATGATCTTACCGAATTCCTCTTGCAAATCACCAAATGAATTGGCCAGTTGCTTTAGTCCGCCCGTGCCCGCCTTCGCTGCTGCCTCTGCTGATCCGCCGTACTGCTTCTCCAGCTCATCAAGGATAACCGTTTGCGCCTCGGCTAGTCGCCCGCTTTCGGTTAGGCTTTTGATAACCTGCTTTTGGTCTTCGCTGAACTGGATACCCGAACGGCTCAACGCGCTCAAGTTTGCAATCGGATCATTTAGCGCCTTGCCCAATTGAATGGATGCGCTTTTGAGATCGCCATCTAAACGCGTCGCAAGATCTAACGCCACGGCCTGCGTGCGTGCAAATTGATCGCCTGCAATATTGGTGAACGTCAGCAGCTGCGAAGTTGCACCCTTCAATATTTCTTCGTCGCCGAATATTGTTTTCGTTTGCAGGTCGCTAGCCATCTGCTGCAACTGCTTCGAAGTAAAACCAACGGTTGCACCTGTTGACTTCAAACCCGCCTCAACTTGTGCAATCGCTTTGGCCTGCTGGTCGAATGCTTTGACGGCTGTAAAGCCAAGCGCCGCAATCGGTGCGGTCAGCCCCATGGTCATAGACTTGCCGAGCTTCTTGGTGTTCATACCAAAACGCTGCATCTTTTTCATAGATGAACCAAGCGCCTTATCAAACTGCCGCGTTTGCGCTCCGATGGTTACAATTAAATCATTCAGCTTTGCCATTGATCTCTTTCTAATATTCGTTCTCTCAGTTCCTCCTTGGTGAGCTTGTCAGCCTTTGCCTTTGGCTTCTCCCATGGGAATTGCATCAGGTCCTTTGGCTGCAATTTACGCCCTTTTTTTAGGTGGGGTTGCATGATCATAGAACCAAGCCACCGCGTGCGCTCCCACTCCATCCGTTCGCGCATCTCCTCGCTCTCACGGTTGGCGTCAAGTGCAAGGCTTACCTCGCCGAATGTCATTGACCAAAACGCAGAAGGGGACAGGCGTAAAATGCCCATCCCCATCCGTATAATATCAGGCCAGCCAATCGGCTTGTCTGTGCCGTCTATGCTTTTTTTTCGCTGCTGTATTCGCCGAGTGCATCAAAGCACTGGGTGACGTGTTCAAGTGTAATGTAATCTTCAAACGTCGGCAGGTCCATATCGAAGTCTTGCCCTTCAAAGGTGCATCCACATTCAACACCAACGAAACAAAGGAAGGCGCACGCCTCTGCACTTAGCTTCGACGGATCGGATAAGCTGAATACATTGACTTTTGTTTTACGCTCAAACTTCTTCAGCGCCTTCATGCTGTACCGCACTGGGTACTCTGTGCCGTTTACTTCAATCATTCAGCCGTTTGTGTAATTGCACCGCTCAACTCAAAGGTAGCTGAATAAGTAGCTGTGTCCTCCGTGCCGCCTGATTGCTCAAGGCTAGTGATGAAACCGCTGGCGCTATAATTGAAGTCTTCACCTACTACTGCGGTAGCTTTTCCAAACTTCAATGTTAAGGATGTGCGATCGTTTAACGCTGTAAACAAATCAGAAACATCTTTATTGGATGCATCGTTATAGTCAACCAAACCGCTGACGCTCATTGATCCTGATTTGACACCGCCGAGCAGCTCACGAAATCCCGCGCTGTCTTTTGTGGTAATGTCAATCGTTTCCATGTTTAGGGAAAGCGAGCAATCTGTAGCCGCTGCGATCAGCGTGCCGCCGATGTATACACCCAATTCTGTACCGTTAAAAATGGCCATTTTATTCTTCTATTAAATCGTTATTATCTGAGTCCGTTTTTTTCTTTGGGGCGTCGAGGTATCCCTTTGCTTTTAGTTCTGCGGCGAACTCAGAAGTAACTGACGGCGTCGCGCCTTTCTTCCAGTTGTTACCGCGTAGCTTGCACGCCTTTTGAATTGTGACCTTCATGCCTGCAAGTTAATCAATTTCAGGTTGATCAGGAAACCACCCGTTATCGTCCATGTACTCCTGTGTTCTTATCGTTGTGTCACTCGGTACGATATGCCCGAACGGGAACTTCTGATTCACTTGCACGTAACTGCTCAGGCTGTACCGCTCATCATTCGACAGCTCAGGAAAACACGCAACAAGGCGTTCAAGGTTTGCAGCGGGATGTACGTTGATGAGGTAATCCGTGTCCACTTGCAAAGCGTTCTGTACTCCGTCAGGGTGTACGACAATCCCAAACACGGTCGAGGCCGCTTCGCCTTCCGCCTGTATCAAAACGGGTCGGGAGATGTTGTAGAGTTCGCGCGTGATTTGGTACGCTCTGCGCTCGCTTGTCTGCGTGTCCGTTGGTAGGACTATGATAAATCCGTTCATATCGTAATTCCGTAAAAGGTTGCCTGATTCGCTTCTATTCCTGCGCGGTTGCTACTTTGGTTTGCTGTCCAAATAATAACCTCGGTAGTGTTTGCGTGAGTGCCTCGGTCGCGCGCGATATCGCCGCTTGTTAGGTAGTTGAATGTAGGATTCAAATCTAAATCTTCGCCCGTCGTTCCAAAAGTTCCAGCGCTTGTACCGTTAACATACCCGTTCGTTGGTGTTATGGTGTGCAGTTGCAAGTTTGTGCTAGATGTATAATTTACTGGATTGAGAGCCGCCTGAACACTAGAGGTGCCTAAAGCAAAGATATTGCGTGCAATCCAAAATTGTTTATATCGGTAGTCAAACGAACCACCCTCCTCGCCTATAAAAATTGCGCGCCCAATAGCGCTGTCAGAGTAAAACTTTGAAACAAGAGTGCAAGTAAAGTCACTAAGATTGATTGTAAAGCTTGGAATGTTCAAGCCTTGTACTCCACTTAATACATTCTCAACCGCAGGCTTTCCGTTCTCCGTCACCACGCCCGTACTTCCGTCGTAAATCTTTGGCATTTTGGAGGTCGTGGTTTGCGTCGCGTCGTTTGAGTTAGATGACTGGTCGTACCACTTCGATACAAACCCGTCATTTGAACCGCAGTGAGCAGCCAAGGCAACCGTATCGAGTTCACCGAATACGTTGAAGCCTATATCCGCGTAGCTGCTCCCGTTGTAAACCTCTACCGCGTCACCTGTGTAAGCCGTGCGAAGTTTACGCAGTGAATACGCAGCCGCTGCACCGCTGTACGTGTCGAGCAGTGGCGTGTTTTGGGTGAAGTAATCGCCCATGTTGCTTTCGATGCCTGTGCGGTCGTTCGTTCTATCGTCTGAATAAATTATTAATTCTTGGCGGTTACCGACCCAGCTTCTAGTCAAAAAACGGTCTTTACTTATTCTACTAGCTACGGCTGTGCCATCTGTGTGAATCATACTTAAAACATATTGCCCTGCGCTTCTTGCCAAAGTCGTAAGGTTAACGCTTAAACCATTTAAATAATTATCGCCGTTTCTGACCACGGGGTCAGCGTGAGTTGCGCTCAACCACTCAGCTGAATTGCCACTATGATAATCGAAATTTGTACTATCCCCGAGGATAAAACTCGAGTTACTATTTGTAAAGTCGGTAGGTCTTAATACAGAAAAAACACTATTGACGTTTGAGATTTGAGTGAAGTCAAAAGAGGTGGACGCTGTTGAAGTAAAAGCTACGCGCCCTCCATCCTTCACCAACGCGCCACCCGTGTAAATTGTCGGTTCGTTAGATGGTGCTGCCGCAGTCGCATCGTTCCCGTTTCCGCTTTGGTCTTTCCACTCGCTTACCGTGCAGCTTGTACCCGTGCAGAACGTTTCTATATCTGCCTCCGAGATGTTGCCTGAACCGTCAAAGCCAATTGTGGTGGTAGTGCTATCCGATGCTCTGCGAATGACCATGCAATCGGTTTGAGCAAATCGAAGTTGCCGCGTCGAATACGCTGCCTCTGCTCCACCTCCAAATGATCTGTCAAGCAAGTATTGAATAGAGCTAACCTCCTCCCATGTTTGAAACAACGTGAACGGTGGCACGCCATAGGTTGCGCCTTCCTCGAACGCGTCAAATACCGCCACGGTATCCGCGTAAGCTGTATCGTCTGCAAAGGTGTGGATTAACGTGTAGTCGCCGATTACATCCGCATCAGTAATGAATCCAGTTTTGTGGTAAATCTTACGTTTGATAACCTTGCCCGCTGCTGGTGTGTCGGGCGATGGATCAATGAAAATGCCGTCGCCTTCTGACTTTACAGAATATCCGCGCTCGGCGTATATCGTTGCAATCTGTAACCCCGTCTCTACCTCATCTTCAAATCGGTTTGTATAGCTTGCCCGAGACTGAAACGCGCCCGCTGTAGTGTCATAAATCAAAGCCTGATTGCCTACGGGCGTGCCGACTATACTAACGTCGCTCAGGTCGTTTAAATCCGTAGGCACTGCGCTTGTATCGGCCTTTGCATTTAGTGCCGTTTGTGTTGCTGTGCTTACTGGCTTATCTGCGTCGCTTGTATTGTCTACGTTGCTAAAGTCGGCACTGTTCGCCTTAGCTGTTAGCTCGGTTTGGGTGGCCGTGCTTACGGGTTTATCTACGTCGCTCGTATTGTCAACGTTGCCTAGTCCAATCTGTGATTTTTGCAGCGTGTCGTTTGTCCATATATCACCGTCGTAAAATAACACGTTGCCATCCTCTGGACCGCCCTGCTCAAATTGCACATCATCCAACTGCCCTAACTCAGTAACGCCGCCCGTGCCATCTGCTGGCTGCCATTCCTGTGCGGCTGCATCGTAGGCAATTACTTGGCCATCGGTTACGCCTGTGGTGTCAACGTCGTAAAGATCGCCAAGCTTTGCGCCCGTGACTGGTGTGCCCTGTGCAATCTCTACATCGTCGCGCTTGATCCGAAAAGTAAACGTTAGCACCTGAGCAAAGCGGCGCGGTGCGTCGATCGTGTCAATGTCAACGTCATTGAATTGGATGCTCTCCACGTTCACGCCGTTGTATGTGCCGCTCACGCGATCCAGTGCGCCGCGTACCTTGCTGCCAAGATCAGCGGCGAGGGCATAGCTGTCAGCATAGCACAGGAATTCAAAGCGCACTTCGTCCAACGTACTCGGCCCGTCGTGCGTGTCTTCAGGCGCTACGCTCAACAGTTGGTAAACGATGAACGGCGTGGCGGTTTCCTGCTCTGCTACTTCAGGGAATATGTTGACGCCAACGATGTCGGTGACGTCTGTGTTTTGCGTTAATATTACATACGCGGCAATTCCTGCATTCATTTCTTTTGCTTTTTTGCTTTCTCTCTCGCGGCCTTTCTTATCTGAAAATCATATTTCTTTTTCATAGCCGTTAACGCTGCGCCTCGCGTGTTTGCTATTGATCGCGCAAATAAACCTTTTTGTTTGTTGCCTCCAAACTTTTGGTCACCGCCCTCGACTATGTTGGCAAACCATCCATCGGCGTCTTTCGGTGCACGCCTACCTACACGCGGCCCAACCCAAAAGGTACTGAAACGCTTGTCAATCTGCCAAACCTTTATTGATCGGCGCAGCGTACCCGTTTTAATATCTAAGCGCCTTGCCCTTTGCCCCTGCGTATTCGGATTACCTCGCGAGCGTCCTGTATGTTCCCTATCATTTCCTTTTTGTATAGGTTGCCAACGCTTCGATGAATCCGTGTTTGCACCTTCGGATCGCTTACCTGTTTGCGCAGCTGCTCGAATTGCTTTCAGTAGCGGCTTTATGTCTGCGCCGATTCCTTCAAAGCCTACGCCGCTACCTTTGGCCTCAAGTGATCCCTGTGCCATGTGTTCCAGTTATTTCGCACAGTAAGATAAGCTGATCATTACGCCCAACTTCCTCAATGCCTTGTATGGTGTACGTGTTGCTGTTGTAGATAACGCGGTCCGCTGGATTGATTGCCCGCGTGTCCGTGCTGCTGCGGATCTTAAAACGTAGCCGCTGCACTGGTGTATCCTGATCGCCTGTTATCTTCTCGGCCATGCCTTCGCCTGCCTTCATCAGTTCAGCCCAAACCGTGACCAGCGTGGACCATGACGGCACGCGCTCGCCGTACGCGTTGGCGCTGGTGGTGTAGCTCTGCACCTCTATTCGTCTGTCGCTCTGTCCTATCCTCATACTGAAGTAATAACGCGGTAAGGGTTAAGTATAGCATACAGGCCGAGCGGTAAGGTGGTAGCAATTGTACCCGCTACAACTGGCTGGCGCTGCTCGTATAGGTGCGCCACCATCCAACGGATCGCGGTAATGAAAGGCTTTGGTATATCGGCCTCGGCATATCCTACATTCATGTTAACCTGCACCGCGTTGAATGTGTCGTCATATAGATCGGGCACGCTGTCGAATGTGATCCGCGCGGCCTTGGTTTTTATGTCGGCCCACCATTTAGCTGTCGGCTAGCGTCTGCGTGCTGTTCGCTGTGTCCGTGTACTGCACTGAGGTGATGGAATTGACTGGACCGATAGGCAGGCGCACGTTATAAAAAAAGTCTATGTATCCAACGGCGTCAACATCACCGAGGCGCGTGTTACAATAGTCCTCAACCCACGCAATGGATGCATCGCGGTAGGCTTCTATTAGTGTATCCTCGTCTGTGTGATCAACTCTCAAATGCTCTTTGAGTTGTGCCACGGTTATAATGCTGTCAAGGTCGGGCGTGCCTGTTATTTCTACGGTCATCATATGGCTAAAATACGGACAAAAAAAAGAGGGGCCGAAGCCCCCCTTTCACCAAACTATGCTACCAACCAAAAAATCAATCAGGAGCTTGATTGCTGAGCTTAGTTGCTCGGCTCAATGCGCCGCCTTGTCGGATACCAAAGTCAAAGAAACGGTTAACGTGCAATGCAATCTGTGCCGTTGACGCGTTTGAGTATTGGTCAATCAAGATGTCGATGCCGCCAAAGTAAGCCAAGATGCCGCCCTGTTGGAAGTTTCCATAAATCATATTTCCGCCAACTGTTGAACCTCCCGCAGCTGCGTCAAGTGTTGAGTTGACCAAGTATGGAGTTGCTACGCCACGGTACATATTAAACAGGCCATTTTCCCAAACTGCATTCACATTAGCAACCTGAGCCAATGTTTTTGAGAATTCGTAAGCTCTTGGACTCATAACATACGCAGCACCTGCAAGGTTTCCACCAGCTGCAAGAACAGCGGCCTCCATTTCGTTGGCAACCGCTTGCGTCAAAATTAAATCAGCTGAGTTGACGACATCAACATCAGTCGATGCCATAATAGCGTCAAAAGCGTAGTCGTCTACATAAGCGTTCATGGCTGCTGCCAACTCGTTAGCAATAAGCGCATCCACCTCTGCACCGCCCTGCAAAATCAATTGCTTGCTGTACTTGGTATTAGCTGCAACTCGCTGCGGCGTCAAAGTAACGTCATCCATCTCCAAGCCTGAACCTGCATCGCCTGAAACTTCTGTTTCGTCTGTTCCAACTGCTTTGTTGCTTACACGTGGAAACTGCAAGTTACCTGTGGCGTTTCGAATTACTGTTGTGCCGAGTCCTTCCAATACGGTAGGGGCGCGCAGTGCTTCGATTGCAGCAGGTACAACAGTTGGAACGAATCCTGAACCGTCGCCGCTTCCTGCTTGGAAGTCGTCAGCAGCTCCAGCACGCAAAGCCACTGAAGGAATTGCAATCTGTCCAGCCATCTGTAGTCCTTGGCTTCGTGCCTCCTTGCTTGCCTCACTTGCCCACTCTGCTTCTGCACCTTCCAAGTTTCGGCCGTTTGCAACGGCAGCTACTGCACGGCTCAAGCTGAAAGAACTATTAACGCGCTCAACTTCGCGTTGCTCGGATGCGCCAGCTGTTCCGCTCTGCGCCATTCGTGCAACCATGTCCTGCTCACGTGTTTTGTGCTTGATTTTGACGTCAAGGTCTTGCATCAAGCTGTCAAGCTTATCGCATCGCTCCTGCTCTGCTTCTGTCATAACGCGGCCCTCGCTGTCCGCCTTTTGGCCGATTGCAACAAACTCTTCATAGTTTGCATTGCGCTGGCCTTTCAAATCGTTTAAAGTCATCTTAGTAATGTTTTGCGTAAAGTTACGCGGTTCTGTTTTTATCGTTTCAGGTTCTGCGCGCTTCTCCTCTACGGGTTCGGCTGCTACCTGTTCTTCTTTTAATTCCTCCACTTCCTGCGCCGCCTCTGCCATGTTTCGCGCGTAGACTGATGCCGTCGGGCTGGCTGGGTATGTAACCGCCGACGTGTCTAATAATTTGCCCACCTTGGTAATTGTTCGCGTGCTGCGGTCCTCGCTCCACGTATCCGAGTCAATTGTAAAAGCGAACGAGCTTTGTGTAATATCGCCGCGCTTGATAAGCTTGTAAAGATCGCGCCCGTCCTGCGTGTCGGCAAGTGCTGCACGATACTTTAAACCTTGGTCGTCTACGCTAAGTTCTAACGTGCCGTTCGTAGTTCGTGCCAATGGTGCGCCTGTGTGATTCAGTAAAAACCTTACATCGTCCTGCATTACGTCATCGAATGCGCCACGTGCTACGGTTTCTTTGAAGTATCCTAAATCATACTCCACATCAAAATTGCTCGCGTAGCCTTCGACTACCAAAGCATCATCGCCAGCGGCCCGCACTTCTGCCGTGCGTAATTCTACGCTGTCGCCGTATTGGCTGCGCAGTTCTTCCGTGCGCTTGTCTTCTTCTTCTTTCATTGCTTTAACTTTTGATTCACTCCAATTCAAAGCGGTATCACCGCCCCAAAGTAAATAACTAATTGTGCCGCACGCTTCTGTATCGTCGGGCTTGTAATATGTTCGGGCGCGGCTCAGAAAGCTGTACATCCTTTTGGTGCGTGCCTCGCTGATTGCTTCTTTGTTTGATAAGATCCGCGCGGTCTCTTTGCCTACCGCCGTCGCGCATTTTCCGCCTACCTCTTCATTGAGACGCAGGCCGCGCTTCGCGTTGTTTGTCATCGCCTCGGGGTACTTACTAAACGCCATCGCTCGAAACTTTATCGGAATACGCGCCTAGCTTATCCAGTGCGATTTGATTAACCTGCACCGTGTGCGTGTCGCCTCCGTCCGTTGGGTTCATATCTTCCTTGCCCCTGACTTCGTTAATACTTAGCACGCCGTTGTTTAGCATCTTAGTATAAAAGTCTGCGCGGCTTTGCATATCGCCTCGGTACAAATCGTTGAGGTTAAACTTGCTGTATATCTGTGGGCGCTCACGTGACTGGATTAGCTTTCTGTCTATCTCCTGCTCGATGCGCTTGGCCCAAGGTGCAATCGTGTGCCGTGCAAATTGTAGGTTTTGCTGTTCAACATTGTTGTATGTTGTTTGGCTTTCTAGCTGTACCAACGTAGGCGGCACGCTAAAAATGCGGCATATCTCTTCAGCCTGAAATTTGCGCGTTTCAATGAACTGCGCTTCGTCGGGGCTGATGCTTATACGCGAATACTTAAAGCCAAACGGTAGCAACTTAGTGCCTGCTTGCTGTGCGGCCTTGTTCCAACTGCCTTGGATTATATCCATCTGCTCCTTTCTTCAAAGGCTGATCGCTGGATAGTATCCCCGTCATTTGCCCGCCGCTGCCAAAGTATTCAGCGCCAAAGTCCTCGGCGCTTTTGGCTAGTCCTAAATTCTCACGGTGCAAGCGTATCGGTGACTTTCTTTGTAGGTTGCAAATCTCCAGCATATTCTCAGGCTGAACAATGCCCACATTGCGCACGCTGTAAACTATCTGCCCGTTGACGTTTTTGCGGTCTACGTCGTATATGTCCAAACAAACAAGGCTAGTAACATAGCCACGTCCGTCGCGCTCAATCAGTGCATAGCCAACGCCGTTAATGACTGCATTACTTATAACGGTCTCCCAAAAGTCAAACGCCGTTTGATATTCGTTAGGCTTGTATTTTATAACGTCATAGGCTGGATGCACATTCGCGGGTTCTATCTCGCGGCCTGTGCGCTCATATACCTCAAGATCTAAACTCGCCAAAGTGCTGGCGATCTTATAGACGCAGGCGTAAACCGTCGAGATTGTAAGCGCGGTATTCTCGTTGATATTCGCACCGCTTACCGTAGTGCCGTAAATACCTAAGTCGTTCGCCAAGGTCTGAGAATCGTACTTGCCTACGCGATACCTCAAAAGCGCGTTTAATCTGTCGCGAAGTGTTGCCATATGGCTTGCAATTTACTACAATGATATTATATCGAAATTCTGTTCAAGCTCCTGCGGCGTCTTCATGTGTTCGCCTATGCCCATAACCATGGCCACAATCGGATCAATCTTACCGCCGCTCTTTTGTTTGTCGGCTTTTATGTTGCCAGCTGGGTCCATTTTTAGATCGACATTACCAAGCGCCCAACGTAGTACAGGGTCGCCATCATGCCACACCTTGGCCGTTCGTACTAAAACCTCCAGTTGTTTGGTAGGTGACGACATTGACACAAAGCCCTGACCGAATGGCGTCAAGGGCACGCCGTCGTCAACCTAAGTCAATCGCGATCTGTGTGCTGTTGTATCTGTCGAAAGCAATCTTTTCTATTTGATACTTATGCATCAGGCTGCTGCCGTCTACCTCCTGACCGTCAGGCCGATTCATGACGCCACTGACTAGCCTACGAATCGCTGCGTAGTCTGTTACGTTGCCATCTGTCACGTGAAAGTTTGGAGATCTAAAAACGTGCGGTAGATATGCGACGGCTCGCGGTCCAGTATATTGTCAATTGTATCGCTGGGCATAAAGTAATGGCCGCGCACGTGGTAGCCTTCGCCGTCAGGGTACACCATAACCAGCGCCGTCATATCCGAAACGCTTGCAAGGTCCTAGCCCGCCCCAACAGATCCGCCCCGTCAAATCCTCCTGCCGTTCGTTAGCGCTCCATATTTCATCCTGTATCCAAGTCTTTGAGGCGGTCACCCATTTGTTTAGGTGCTTGGTTTTAAATTCTACTTCGCGCGATCCGCCTAGGTTAATGGCTTGCTGTAACTGTGACTCCAATAGCTGCGGGCGTAGCGCCACGCCCAACGATGGGTTCGCCTTTATCCATGTGCTGGAGTCCGTCCAGTCGTCATCTTCGTCCAGCTCATAGATCAACGCAAATTGTGCATCATCGTGCTTCACCCCGTCGAGTATTTCCTTGCACGTCTTTTGCATTTCGTAGCATGGAGATTCACGGTTAAAGCCTGCCGTGGTGATTGTAAGGTGTAACGGGTTACGCCGCGCCTGCATACCTGATCGTAAGACGTTCGCCACGCCATCGGTAGGGTGCGCGTGGTATTCGTCAATCCCTGCAAAGTGTATATTGAGGCCGTCGAGTGTGTCGCGTTCGCTACTTAGGTACGTGCATCGCGCTGAGAGCGTCGGCGCTTTAATGTCGTGCTTCCCTGCTCTAAGGTGTTTACGGAGCGGCGGCGAGATTGAAACCATCCTTTGCGCTTCGTCGAATCCGATCTTTGCTTGGTCTTTCTTAGTTGCTGCAAAATAAACCTCAGCAGCTTTTTCCTGATCAAAGAAAAGAGCAGCGAGCGCACAGCCCGCCATAAGTGTCGTCTTACCATTCTTCCTAGCAACCGTAATATAAGCATAGTTAAAGCGTCTTGTGCCGTCCTCACGAAACCACCCGTAAAGATTCCACAATATAAACTGTTGCCATGGAAGTGGATCAAACGGCTTGCCGTCCCATTCGCCTACCGTGTGCCTGATTGCCCTTTGAAAAAATGTAATGTAAGCCTGTGCAGGTCTTTGGCTTAAACTCTAGACCCCGCTCCTCTGCTGTGTCGAGATCCGGTGAGGTATCGTTGGCACGCCTTGGCTACATATTTGGCCGCTGGTATTTTGCCCGTAACTACGTCAAGAGCGTAATTGTGCCCAACGCTGTCAAGCATCTTTGAATGTTAAGAGCTGCTCAAGTTCATCGTCCATTTCAACCTCGACTTCAATGCGCTTACGTGCGGCTGGTGTCATGCCTAATTCCTTTGAGCACCACCAAATACTTTGATCGTGACTCAACTAACATCTGATGCTCTGGCCTGTGCTTCGTCATCGTGCCGCCGTCCCTGTTTTTAAATTCGTAGGTATATCCTTTTTCGTCAATCAGGCTTTGAAGTTCGCGCACCTCAACTGCTAAACAAGCGGCCATTGTCAACAGGTCTTCATCTAGTTCGCCGATGTGTCGAGCGCTGCGCAGTGCGTTCTTTATCCGCTTGTATTCAAGCTTCTGCGTGTCTGTAAGTACGTCCATGCTCAAAGGTAGCGCCAAAACGCAAAGAAAAAAATGAAATAATTCGCCATGGATACTACGGCGATGCAGGCGCTTTTTGCTCAGGTTTTTGCGGGGGGCTACCCCTCGTGCGCTTCTCGCCCTGACTTGGAGGCATGGCAGGGTGTGCAAAGGCTTTGCCAGTTGCTTACATCGAAGAACTCAGCACCCTGCCGCACAGGCACAACGTGATCTACCACGTTGGCAGGTCCGCCGCACCCAGTGCATTCGGGGTTAGTCTTTAGGAATGCCAGCCGACTCTTACGCCATGCGTTGGTCCAGTATCTGCGATCTTGTGGCGTGTCTCGCTTACGTCCTTTGCGCCTCGGATCGGGCGTCTGCTTACGTGGTATCGTAGGCATTACTGATAGTAATAACCGTGGTGCTTGGTCAGGTGGTAAATTTCATGGCTGATACGCTTGAACCTTTCCCATCTTGATCCATAGTTTAACGCTTTGATATTGCTCACCATGCTCACATCTAGCAACTCATTGCGCTCCGCTCTTAGCTTATCATACCTTCGCCTTTGCTTTTGGCTTAGGCATAACGTCTTTCCGCTCTGCGTACTTGAGCGCCTCGGTCCTATGATACTCGAATAGGTGCTGAAGCTCCTGTATCTTGAACTTTCTACCTTCGTCCGCTTGTTGCATAAGCTGCGCAGTTCGTCCTCTGTTTTCGCTTTCAATACGGCAGCCAAAAATCCATTGTTCTCCTTGGTTGTGAATATTGCAGGCAAAGCATTGCGGCTTAACGTTAGCTTCTTCCCACCGAGTAGCCATGTGCCTTCGGCTGAGAAAATGCCCTGCATGGATCTTAGATGCGTGATGGACTCGGTTGCAGGTGTAACACGTACAGTTTCCGCGTAGATCTGCCGCTTTCCATCTGATGTGCTTGCTGAACCACTCATCGACCTTCTTCTTTAGTTGTGCGTGTGTCTGCTTCTTTGCCATTGCCGTTAATTGCTTGGCTAATGTAGTCCTTTAACATTTCGCGCTCACGCTTACGGCTTTTGTATTCATCGGACTGCTGTACCCTGTGCCAGTTCGCCCGTAGTTTCCGCCTGTATGCCTCGCGTTGCTCTCCGTAATGTTTGTTGCACATATCCCAAAAGTCCTCGTTATATCGTGAAACATCAGGGTGCGCTGTGAACGTGCCGCTGTTGTTTATAAAATACTCCTTTTCCAAGTGGTGCGGCCTGTAACGGCTTGCACATTCCGCGCCGTAAACTTCTGTGATGGCGTAGCGGCGTGAGTCCATCAGGTCAAGCCAAAATTGCTCAATCGGTGTCATTTTCGTAATCGTTTATGCTTTGAAATATGCGGTGCGCCACTTGCGGTACTATAGCGTTTCCGTATGCTTTAATAGATTCTCTTCTCCACTTTGAAAAGGTAATGCCGTCCAGTTCTTTGGGAAGCCCATCATCTCCTCCACAAATAGGGGGGACAGTTGGGAAGTTTTCCCACCGATTTTGAATTGACTTGCTTCCTCGTCTGAAAGATTCCCCTTTCCCCTGTCGATTGATGCGTTCGCCCTTTCTGCTTGTGCTGTCGGTGTCGGGAGCATTTGTGGAACGTGTTGGGCCATGCTTGACAGATTCGGCATCGAGTTGGTTGTTCTGTCTCCGTTGCGCTTCGCAAAGTTCTCCGGAGTCTCCACAAACTCGACCGCCCTTGGTGTCGGAAGCATTCCCGTTTCCTTCAATGCCGTGAACATCGACTTTCCTCCCTGCTTGAAGTCGCTCTTTCTGCCCGTCTCCGTTGTGATTGTGGGCAACAATCCAGACTCTGTCGCGTCGGTGCGGCGCATTGCCTGCGGCACAAGCTGGAATAATAAACGATTGGACGGAGTACCCAAGATTTTCCAAGTCAGAGTAACACGTTTCGAGTACCAATCCGTCCGACCAACTAACAAGCCCGCGAACGTTCTCGCCCACGACCCAACGGGGTTGACACTCTCCGATAACTCTAAGCATCTCCGGCCACAGGTGGCGCGAGTCTTCTGTTCCTTTTCGTTGTCCTGCAACGCTAAACGGTTGACAGGGGAATCCTCCGCTAAGAACGTCAATTCGTCCATTATAGTCAGTTGCGTCAAAGTCTTTGATGTCTTCATATTGTTTGGCATTTGGGAAATGATGTTTTAACACTTTTCGCGGAAATTCCTCCCACTCACAATTAAACAGGTTTTCCCATCCTGACCATTCAGCAGCTAAATCAAAGCCGCCAATGCCTGAGAATAGACTGCCGTGCGTCATTTGTTGCTTTGCTTCTGTCGGTTCTTCATCTCCTCGCGCTCTGTGTACGTTAAGCGGTCCTCTCCTGCCATCCAATCGGCTGGGTGCACCCTTGACGCCACAGGGTTAACTTGAG